GGCTGGGAGAAGAAGAAAATCCGTATGTACCCGGCCGAGGCGTCGATCAAAACAGAACCGAAGCCCATGGTACTTCCGCCAATCGCGGCGCTTGAAAATGCCGGGACTGCCATGCCGAGCGGATCTGACCAGGCCCAGTGGCTTGGCGAATGCGCCCGCCGATTCGCGGAATCGCTCAGTGGCGGTGGCGAAAGGTGAGCTGCCTGATGCTGTTCCGGGTTCAATCCCAATCTGTTCCGGGTGCCCGGAACGATGAAAAACCGCGCCAATACAGGAGTGTTCCGGGTGTTCCGGGTGTTCCGTCGATCCCGCCCGCGTGCGTGCGCGACACAGGTGTTTTTCATACGCGCGCGCATTCTTTGTTCTCCCCGCGTGTACACAGGAGGAACACCCGGAACAGTAGGAACAACGACGCATCCAAGCGGTTCTCCAGCGTTCCGGGTACCCGGAACACAAAACAACAACCCGGAACATGCCTCATGACCAAGCCGATGCGACTCGCCATGCCAACCGTGGCCGCCTTCATTGACGAACTACGCGACGCCTTCGGATCGGAAACCATCAATCCAAGCATCAAGTCCGGCATCGATGGACAGCCAACCTTCTGGGCCAGCGAGAACGGCAACCAGATCGGCACACGACCGCCATACGACGGCGAACGATCCATCCGGCTATCCGACACCCTGGTCGGTCCGATGAACGCGCCACAGGCGCACAGTGCAAACCGGAAAGGCAAATAAATGGACGATATCGACCGCGCCCAGCACCAGGAAGAAATGGCCCGCGACCGCGCCTTGCTCGCCGCCCGCAACTGCCCGGCCCGCGACTACGAAAGCGAAATCTGCCCCGGCTGCAGCTACGCCACCGACAGCAACTTCGGAAAATCCTGCGACACCTGGGCAGATTGCCTGCAGGACGCACAAAAGCGCGAAAGGGCAGGGCGGTGAAGATCAACGTCAAGATCGACGGCCTGGCCGCAACCCGCTCCTTCCTCGGCGGCCTCGGCAAGCAGGTCCGCTTCGCCACCGCCCGCGCGCTCACCCAGACCGCTTACGCCGTGCGCAAGGACAACCAGGACGAACTCAAGCGCGACATCGCCGGCGGCGCCACGCCCTACACCCTGCGCGCCTTCAACGTCGAAGCCGCCACCCGCGACACCCTGCAGGCCGCCGTCTATCTGCGCACCGACGCCCCGTCCGGCGGCACCAATTACAGCAGCGTCCTCGGCCACCTCTACAGCGGCGGCAACCGGCGCTGGAAAAAGCTCGAAGGCTGGCTGCGCGGGCGCGGCCTGCTGCCCGAAGGCATGATGATCGCCCCGGGCGGAAAGCTACCGCTCGATGCCCGCGGCAACATCCGCCAGCGCAACCTCAAGGAAATGATCGGCATCCTCGGCAGCCAGACGCGCAACCTGCAGGAATACCGCCGCTCGGGGCGCGGGAAGCAACTCAAAGGAATCGGCTACTTCGTCTCCAGGCCCGGCGACAAATCCGGCCTGCCGCCCGGCGTCTGGCGCCGCATCAGCACCGGCAGCAGCAGCGTCGTCGAGCCCTGGATCATGTACATCCGCCCCGTCGCCTACCGCCAGAAGTTCGACCTCGAAAAAATCGCCAAGCGCACTGTCGACCGCGTCTTCAAAACCAACTTCGACAAGTCGCTGGCCGATGCACTAAGGACTGCAAAATGAAAATTGAAAACATCGCCATTGAATCGCTGATCCCATACGCCAGAAACAGCAGAACCCATAGCGAAGAACAAGTCGCCCAGGTCGCGGCCAGCATCAAGGAATTCGGTTTTACCAACCCCGTCCTCATCGACGAACAGGGCGGCATCATCGCCGGCCACGGCCGCACCATGGCCGCCCGCAAGCTCGGCCTTGCCGAAGTGCCATGCATCCGCCTGTCGCATCTCACCGAAGCCCAGAAGCGCGCCTACGTCATCGCCGACAACAAGCTCGCGCTCAACGCCGGATGGGATGAAACGATGCTGGCACTTGAGTTCAAGGACCTGCAGGACATGGGATTTGACCTTGAGCTGACCGGCTTTGGCCTGGGCGACATTGATGAACTGCTCGCGGAACTCGACGCCACCCCGGAAGGCAACACCGAAGAGGACGAAACTCCTGCTGTTCAGGCTGAATTGGTCAGCAAGCTGGGTGACGTTTGGTCGCTTGGAAAACACCGAATCATGTGTGGCGACAGCACTAACGGCGAGCAGGTAAAGATGTTGCTGGGGGGGGGGGTATGCCGCACCTTATGGTCACTGATCCGCCCTATGGAGTCGAGTACGACGCCGACTGGAGAAACAATGCGCACCGTGCCGATGGCACGCCCATAGCTGGCAGTGCCGTTGGAAAAGTCCTTAACGACGACCGAGCTGACTGGCGGGAAGCCTGGGCGCTATTTCCTGGTGAGGTGGCTTACGTCTGGCATGCGGGCGCCTTTAGCCATACCGTCGCCGACAGCCTGGTTTCTTGTAATTTTCGCCTGTATGCGCTGATCGTCTGGGGTAAAAACCAGATGGCCATTGGACGCGGCCACTACCACCACAAGCATGAACCATGCTGGTACGCCGTCAAGAAAGGCGGCACCGGCCACTGGCAAGGAGACCGCAAGCAAACCACCTTGTGGTCTATCGACAAGCCGACCAAGTCGGAAACCGGGCACAGCACACAAAAACCCATCGAGTGCATGCGCACCCCAATTGAAAACAACAGCAAGGCCGGCGACTCGGTATATGAGCCATTTTCCGGAAGCGGCACAACTATCATCGCCGCCGAACAAACAGGCCGCATTTGCTACGCCATGGAACTGTCGCCGGCCTATGTCGACGTCGCCGTCCGCCGCTGGCAGCAATACACCGGAAAGTCTGCGGTCCACGCCGTAACCGGCCAGGCGTTCGGCGAATGACCACCGTCAGCCAGGCCGAGTTCGCCCGCATGGAAGGCAAGGCGCGCAGCTACATCACCGCGCTTAAAGGCGCCGGTCGCCTGGTGATGACCGAAGACGGAAAGGTCGACGTCGAAGCCAGCCGCGCCCGCATCGCCGGCACATCGGACCCGAACCGCGACGACGTCGCCCAGCGCCATGCCGAAAATCGGCAGGCTGCACCGGTTGAGGCGTCGCAGTCCGACAAGATCGGCAGCAGCTACCAGGCCGCCCGCGCCGTCAAGGAAAAATTCAGCGCCATGCAGGCCAAGCTCGAATACGAGCGCGCCATCGGAAAGGTCGTCGAAAAGTCAGAAGTCGAAGGCGCCATCGCTGACGTCGTGACCGCCTTTCGCCAGCGGCTGGAAAACCTGCCGCACCGCATCGCGCCGGAAATCGTCGGTAAGGATCTCGACGCCATCCGCGCCACGCTCAAGCAGGAAGTGTTTGGTGCCCTGGCGGAGATGGAGCGGGAATTTTCTAAACACATTGAACAAATGGGGAGTGAGGAATGAATAGGTTTTTAATGAGGCGTCATGAATACAAGATGGCTGGTGTCGGCCATCCATATCACGACCCTGATCGGGTAAATTGGTATCTGAATAGGCATCTAGATTGCAGCCCACGTGTTCCGAAACTGCGTGAATTTATAAAGGTTAGATCGGCGCGAAAAAGCCAGAGGAATGTTTATCGCCATCTTCCTTTGAGGCTTTGCGATCCGTTCTAATGATGCTACACACCGCCGCCCACGCCCTGGCCTACCGCATCGCCCGTCGCGCCATCCGACCGAAGGCGCCGCTGCTCGTTTCCGAGTGGGCGGACGCCAATCGCGTTCTGTCGGAAGAGGGCAGTGCCGAGCCGGGGCGGTGGCGCACGTCGCGCAACCCGCCGCAGCGCGAAATCCTCGATGCGCTGTCCGAAGATGCGCCGGGGGAAAAGGTCGTGCTCATGAAGCCGTCGCAGTGGGGCGGCACCGAGATCGGATCGAACTTCGTCGGCTACTGCATTGACCACGTCAAGGGGCCGGGCGCCGTTGTCATGCCGACCGAGGCCAGCCTGCAGGACTGGACGTCGCAGAAGTTCGACCCGATGGTCAAGGATACGCCGGTCGTCAATGAGGCCATGGCGCTGCGCAGCAATCGCTCGGGCGACAACGCGGCCAAGCGCAAGCGCTTCAAGGGCGGGCTGATCTACTTCAAGACCAGCGGCTCGACGGCCGAACTCAAGGCCTCCAGCCTCAAGTGGGGCATGGCCGACGAGGTGGATGAATGGGACTGGACGACGCCGCAGGGCGACCCGCTCGGCCTGTTCGAGATCCGCTTCGCCGCCTTCCACAATTCCAAGCTCTTCGTCGTCTCCAGCCCGACCATCAAGGACGCCAGCAAGATCGAGGAACAATTCGAGGCCGGCGACCAGCGCCGCTACCATGTGCCATGCCCACACTGCGAAGAACGGCAGACGCTCAAGTGGTCGAACGTCCGATGGACGGTAGTCGGCCAGCGAGTCACCCGCGCCTGGTACGTCTGCGAACACTGCGGCTGCGAGATCGACGAACACCAGAAGCACGGCATGCTGGCCGGTGGCCGCTGGATCGCCGAAAACCCCGGCGCGCTCTACCGCAGCTATCACATCAACGGCATCTATACGCCCAACGGCCTCGGCCGCTCCTGGGTGCAACTAGCGCAGGAATGGATCGAGGCGCAGGGCGACGCCAAGAAGCTCGTCATCTTCATCAACACCCGCCTGGCTGAATCCTGGGCCGACCGCTCGCACGACCTCAAGCCCAACGTGCTGATCGCCCGCGCCGAGCCCTACGCGCTGCGCACGATCCCGCAGGGCGTGCTGGTCCTGACGGCCGGCGTCGATACCCAGGACGACCGCCTCGAAGTGCGCGTCATCGGCTGGGGCGCCGACAAAAAGGAATGGACCATCGATTACCACATCATCCCTGGCAAGCCGTCCGGCGATGAAGTATGGGCCGCGCTCGATGACTACCTGACGGCCGAATTCACCAATTCCTACGGCAAGACCCTGCGCATCGAGGCCACGGCCATCGATACCGGCGGCCACTTCACGCACGACGTCTATGCCTACGTGCGCCGCGCCAAGGCCCGCCGCGTCATCGCCTGCAAAGGCGCCAGCACCACCGGCCGCGTCATCCTCGGAAAGCCCAGCCACCAGGACGTCAACTGGCGCGGCCAGACCGTCAAGAAAGGCGTCGCCCTTTACATCGTCGGCACCGACACCGCCAAGCATCACATCTATGGGCGGCTCAACGATGACACCGACAAAGACCCCGGCGAGCGCAGGGTTCATTTCAGCACTGAGCTGGAGCATGCTTTCTTCGATCAGCAAGTCGCCGAAGTATTCAACCCGCGCAAGAACCGCTGGGAAATCAAGAAGGGCAAGCGCAACGAAGTCCTGGACACCCACGTCTACGCCACCGCTGCCAGCCATCACCCGGAACTCTACCTGCACAAATGGAAGGTGGCCGACTGGAAGCGGCGCGCCGCCATGATCGAGCCGGAACAGACCGCAGAACCGGCCGAAACAGCCGCCGAACAAAAACCGATCGAGGCGCCAAAGAAGCCGCCCGTCAAAACAAGAATGCCAGGGCGAAATCATGGAATACCCAACCTGGGCTGGTAAATGGACATCCTCAGCAAAGCGCTTGACCTCATTCAAGCAGAACTTGGCGCCGACATCTTCACCGACGAAAAGCGCGAATTCTTCGAGCAGCAGTTCCGCTTCTCCCATTGTGGTGACCGGCACTACATTGCGAGCTCCAACGCCATCGCCACCGCAAAGAAACACTGCGAAGTGCGCCGTCTCATACGCCAGGGTCTTGAAAACACCGCCATCGCAGAACGGGTCGGACTCAGCCGCCAGCAGGTGTGGAATATCCGGCAAGGCATGACGTCAAGCACCCTGCCTTAATCGCTTGACGCCCGCCGCCTATAAATGGCGGCATGAGCGCTCCCACACTGACCACCCCGCCGGCCGCCATTCGCGCCGGCGACTCGGCATCCTGGCTGCTGACCCTGGCGGACTACCCGGCCGGCGCCGGCTGGTCCGTGCAGTATGACCTCCTCAACGCCGGCGGAAAAATCAGCTTCACCAGCACTGCCGAAGGCGATCTCCACCGCATCGCGCGCACCCCGGCCCAGACTGCCGCCTGGACGGTCGGCACCTATCAATGGCAGGCCCGCGTCAGCAACGGAACCGACGCCTATACCGTCGCCGTCGGCAGCATTGAAATCCTGCCCGATCTGGCCGTTGCAGTCGGGCTCGACACCCGCACGCACGCGCAAAAGACACTCGCCGCGCTCGAAGCCTGGATCGAGAACCACGATCCCGGCGTTTCCGAGTACGAAATCGCCGGGCGCCGCATGAAATACATCGCACTGGCCGACCTGATCAAGCTGCGCAGTCAGTACCTGATCGAAGTCCGGCGCGAAGGCGGCAAGCCGGCGCGGCCCGGCCGCATCCTCATGAGGTTTTGATGGCTACTCAAACCGTCGTCCCGTTCAAAGGCTCGCGCATCCTCTCGGAGTTTGCCGAGTCGCAGCGCCAGGCCCGCGTCGCCAAGGCCCGCAAGGAAGAAGCCGCCGTCTTCAAAAAGTCATTCGCCGCCGCTCAGCTCAACCGCATGACCAGCACCTGGCGCGCCACGGCCGAGCGCATCGACGACGAAATCCGCACCGACCTGGACGCCCTGCGTTCGCGCTCGCGCACCCTTGAAAACAACAACGACTATTTCCGCAACTACCTGGATATCGTCGAAACCAACCTCATCGGCGAAAACGCCCCACGCCTTGTCCCGCTCGCCGACAACGCACCCGGCAGCCCGGACCAGGGCGCCCGCGATGCCATCATGGGTAGCTGGAACGAATGGGGCGAACTCGGCAACTGCGAAGTCAGCGGCCAGTATTCGCTCGCCTCTCTGTGCCAGTCCATCGCCCGGGGCACCGCCCGCGATGGCGAGTACGCCATCCTGCCGCTGCGTGGCGCTGCCGCCGGCAACAAGTGGGGCTACGCGCTCAAGGTCATCGACGTCGACCGCATCGCTACCTGGCTCAACCGCAGCGCATCCGAAGGCATCAATGCCATCGTCGCCGGCATCGAAGTCAATACCCACGGCCGCCCGCTTGCCTACCACTTCAACACCAGCAACCTGGCCGGAAGCCGTACTGCCACCCGCGTTGCCGCCGGCGAAGTGCTGCACCGCTTCATTCTACAGCGCCCCGAGCAAAAGCGCGGCATCCCCTGGGGCCACGCCTCCATGCTCTCCATGCACTACGCCGGAGAATTCGCGCTCTCTGCCCTCATGGCCGCCAAGTTCGGCGCCGACCACCTCGGCTTCTTCGTCACCCCGGATGGCACTGCGCCCGCCCTCGGCGGCGACGATGGCGAAGATGAAAACGGCAACAAGATTTCGACCAGCGCGCCCGGCACCTGGGACACCCTGCCGACCGGCGTCGACGTCAAAACCGTCGATTCAAAATACCCAAACGAGGTTTTCACCCCATTCATCAAGACCGCTCACCAGCGCATGGCCTCCGGCCTGCCAGGCGCAAGCTATCCCGAGCTCTGCAACGACTACGAAGCCGTCAATTTCTCCAGCATCCGCGCCGCCATCCTGAGCGCCCGCGACGAATGGAAAAAGCGCCAGCGCTGGTTCGCCGCCGCCTGGCTCGACCCCATCTTCACCGAATGGCTGCGCATGTCGCTGATGAACAACGCCATCCTGCTCGCCAACGGCTCGCCGCTGCC